TGCCTACTTTGCACTACCAGCAGAACTACCAGCAATCGCTTCAGCAGAACTAACAACGCTTGTCATGTCCCTATTAGGTCTAGGTGGCTTAAGAAGCTTTGAGAAGTCTAAAGGACTCACTAAATGAAGCCTAGAAACTACAGACACGAATATGATTCGTACCACTCTAAACCAGAACAAAGAAAGAATAGGTCTGGTCGCAACAAGGCCAGATCATTATTAATCAAGAAAGGTGTTGCTAAGAAAGGTGACGGTAAAGACGTAGATCATAAAGACCGTAACCCCACTAACAACTCACCTAGTAACTTATCAATCCAATCAAAGACTAAGAATAGAGGATGGAGGAAAGGTAAAAATGGATATTAGTTTAGAACAAACCTTAGCTACCTTACACACCGCAGTAGCCACAGAACTACTAGACCGTGTGAGGTCAGGTGAGGCCAAACCAGCAGACATAAGTAACGCTATTAAGTTTCTTAAAGACAACAACATAGACGCTATGCCAGTTCAAGGTTCTCCTTTGGATGGTCTACTCAATTCACTACCTTTTAACAGTGAAGGTATTTTAGATGCTTTAGCACACTAAGAGGAAGGGACTTTCATGGAGATAGATAAGCACCCCCTTAAAGACTTTAGGAACTTCTTGTTCCTTGTGTGGAAACAACTAGCATTACCCGAACCAACTAAGGTTCAATACGACCTTGCAGATTACCTTCAGACTAGCCCTAAGCGTTCCATCATCCAAGCCTTTCGTGGTGTAGGTAAGTCCTACATTACCAGTGCTTATGTGGTGTGGCGTTTAATGCTAGACCCTGACCTAAAGATCATGGTGGTGTCAGCGAGTAAGGAACGTGCAGATGCGTTCTCTATGTTTACTCAAAGACTCATTATGGAAATGCCACTACTGGCCCATCTTATCCCCGACAAAGACCAACTATGGAGTAGGATAGCCTTTAATGTTCAAGGTGCTATGGCCTCACACAGTCCTAGTGTTAAGTCGGTGGGTATTACTGGTCAGCTAACAGGCTCACGCGCAGACCTCATCATTGCAGATGACATTGAGGTTCCTAACAACTCACAGACTCAACAGATGCGTGAGAAGCTTACGACCCTAGTGACTGAGTTCGATGCCGTACTGAAACCTTTAGATACCTCTAAGATCATCTACCTTGGGACACCTCAGACAGAAGAGTCCCTTTACGATGCTCTACAGGACAAGGGATATGTAACTCGTATATGGCCCTCTAGGTATCCTAAAGCAGACCAAGTAAACAGGTACGGTGATCGTATCGCTCCTAGCCTTATGTTAGAACTTGAGGCTGACCCTAGTATTGAATGGAACCCTACAGACCCTGCAAGATTCGATGAAGAAGACTTACTAGAACGTGAGTTATCTTATGGACGCTCAGGGTATGCACTACAGTTCCAACTAGACACAAGCTTAAGCGATGCAGACAGACACCCCCTCAAGCTTAAAGACCTCATAGTAATGTCAGTAGACATCTCTAAGGCTCCTGAGAAGCCAATACACGGTACTCTAAGCCACCTAGAAGTCAAAGACGTACCCAACTTAGGGATGCGTGGAGACCGCTTCTACGAGCCATTTAAGCTTACTGGTGATTGGGTAGATTACTCAGGTTCAGTCATGGCGATAGACCCCTCTGGTCGTGGTAGTGATGAGACCTCCTATTGTGTCCTTAAGATGCTCAATGGCTTTCTCTACTGCCCCGATGCTGGTGGTGTAGACGGTGGTTACTCAGGGCAGACGCTAGAGTCTTTAGTAGACATTGCTAAGAGAAACAAGGTGAACTATGTGCTAGTAGAAAGTAACTTCGGTGACGGTATGTTCAGTGAACTAATCAAACCTTACTTTACTAAAGCATACCCTGTGACCTTGGAAGAAGTCAGACATAGCAAACAGAAAGAGTTAAGAATCATTGACACTCTTGAGCCAGTGATGAACCAACACAGGCTAGTGTTCGATAAAGACGTGATTCAGAAGGACTACGATTCGATTCAGAAGTATCCTAATGACATAGCTCAGAGATACTCACTGTTCTACCAGATGACTAGGATAACTAAAGATCGTGGAGCGTTAGCCCATGATGACCGTTTAGATGCCCTAGCAATGGCTACAGCGTATTGGGTCGAACAAATGGCTACAGATGCAGACGAGCTAATGCTAGAGAGACACAGTGAATTATTAGACCTAGAGTTAGATAAATTCATAGGAAACCTTAACACTTCTAGTGAAAAGGTCAGCTATAACTCTTGGATTTAGTAAAGCCGTGTTTGAAAACGCTCTACAGCCTTAGTGCTGTGGGGCTTTCACTGACCCCCCTTGTTTACGAATTAGCGTACCGTTCTAAGGGGAACTCGTTGCCTCCCTAAGAGTGGTACTTCAAGATACATAGCGCAATGTAGTAGTAGTATCTTACATACCTACCTACAGATAGTCTCTATAAGAACACATAGGCATCAAGCTAAGGGGGTGGTCTAGTCTTCAAGATTGTTAAGGGGTTCTTCGGTGGTCTTTAGGGGTCTTTAAGAATTGTAACTAAAAATATGTTACCCTTTTTTAATGATAATCGTGCGGGAATACCCCCCTAGACCCCTTGGAAACCCTTTTGAAAGCTGGATTACCAGCCGATTACCATCAAGATGCGCTAAGTCATTGATTTTACTAGGGTTTCTAGGGCATACGATATGCTCTTTAGGACTCATAATGCCCTGAAAGCCACCTATCAAGCACCTATCAGCCGACCACTAGACCTTATAAAACTCTCTGTTTTTCCTACCTACTGTTTTCGTTTTCATTACCTATTGTTTTCTTTTTATCACTTTTATCATCTTGATGACCCTACAGCATCAAACAGCCACCTATATACACTATTATATATGTTCTAATAACACTTAGGCCTTGACAATACCAAACATCCCCTGTATATTTAATGCCATCAACAACGCAGCAACAAGCCTTGTTGGTACCGCTCCTAGTTGGCGGGATACAAGTGGTGCTAGGGGCGGATAGAGCAGCGACTCAAGACCGTCATTCGCAGACTGAGCGAGCATTGATAAGCATTAGGTGAAGTGGAGGGTTGAACAGCGCAAGCTGGCCCGAAGCCTGACTAGTGTGAACCAAATGAAAATTAGTTGTTTTACTTAAACGTCTACCAACAGTGTTGAACACGAATTGCCTATAAAGGTAACACTGAGACGTTTCGTTAAACCAACCAACCAGTGAGTATTTATTATGAGCAAGCTAATTACTGTAAACGGTATACCTTTCGAGACCATTGAGAGTCTTTACGATTACTTGTGGACTTGTCCTGAACTAAACGCCGACTTTACATGGTACAAAATTGATCTAGCAATAGCTGAACTTCAACAAGGAGAATAATTATGAGCAAGCAAACCGAAACAATGACTGCAATAGCTAACAAGATTGCAGACCTTATGGAAACTAACGGGACTGATTGGGTCAAGCCTTGGGTATCTGGCGCGGCCTTATCGTCACTACCTATCAACGCTGTATCTAACAAAACTTATCGCGGTATCAATCTGTTGCTTTTGGCGGGACGTTCAACGCCTGTATGGGCCACGTATAAGCAATGGGCTGACAAAGGCGCACAAGTCCTTAAGGGTTCTAAAGGCACTGGCATTGTGTTCTGGCAACCAGTGAAGCGTAAGGATGCCAAGGGCAACGATGAATCATTTATGATCTTGCGTAACTATACGGTATTCAATGCTGACCAAGTCGAGGGTTACGAGTATGTAGCACCTACGCCTATTGACTGCAAAGTGCAGACCTTACCTCATGTTGACGAATGGGTATTGAACACTGGCGCAGATGTCAGAACTGGCGAAGCGCAAGCGTATTACAACCCGCGTCAGGACTTTGTAAACATGCCAGCGCGTGAGTTATTCATTGATACGGATACCAGCACCGCGACTGAATCTTACTACTCAACCCTATTGCATGAGCTAACACACTGGACGGGCAACCCTGAACGCCTTGACCGTGTAAAGGGCAAGCAATTCGGTGATGACGCCTACGCTTTTGAGGAATTGATTGCAGAGTTAGGTGCTACGTTCCTTTGCGCCCAACTAGGCATAAGCAATGACGTGCGGCCTGACCATGCTCAATACATTAAGTCTTGGATTAAGAAACTAAGGTCTGACCCTAAGTTCTTATTCCAAGCCGCAAGCAAGGCGCAGAAAGCTATTGATCTACTCAATGACTATAGCTATGAGGTCGAAGAGGTCGCAGAAGTTGCGGCCTAATCGTCACACTTATGTTCAATTATCATGGGTGGTCTTTTCGGGCCACCTATCAATACCAACTATCACGAA